TATCTTATCGAAGCGTTCAGTAGTAGTGCGTGTCAGCTCGTCTAATCGGTAAAGGATTAGCTCGGTTGACTGTTTTTGGGTTTTTGGTTCCGTAGGCATATACATGTATTCCTGGAGTTTTTATGTTTCTCTCTTATCCTTCTTTATTGATGGTTCATGGTTATAGGTCGCATTCTATTTTTAAGAACGCCGGAGCTGAAGGGGCTGCGTATAGGGTTCCGGTGTTGCCAGACACATGGTAACCAACGCTAAAGGTTTGGTTACCGCTTGCCCCTGTAATGTCTGCTTCTGCCAGGGCGCTTGCCCCAGAGTTAGCCGCAGTTGCCGTTACTTGAGCAGTACTTAGGTTGACACTACCGCTGCCACTCGGCCCATTGGAGCCTTGCCAGATACTAAGGAAGTTGTTGGAACCGGCTGCATTAACGGCCATAAAATAAGCATATGCCGTGACTTTCACCGAGGCGGCTCCAGCTGGAATGGTGATAGCTTTGATAAGCCCAGGGATTTGAGTGGCTGATTGGACAGAGGTAGCGAACGAAGCACAGACAGGAACATACCGAACATACTTCTTTAAATTCGTAGGCAGTCCAAACGGATTAGCAGATGTTGAATACTGCGGTGAATTAAGTGTCTGGTTCGGCAACGCGTTCATCGTTCCGCCGTCTAATGTAAGCGTGGTATTCGGGGCAGAATACGATACGGCTATGACACTGAAATACTCTATTGCGTTATACGGATTATTAGCTTGTGTAGCTATAGCACCGCCTGTAGCCGTCAGGTTGTTGGCGTTAGAAGTAAGGTCGTTGAAGTTACCGTTGCCTTGGAATAAAGCTACTAGGTTGGTTTCATTGCCTACACAGTTTATAGCCATGTTGTTTTGTATCTGGGTAGCAGTTTGGGCGGCTGACCATACCCTAGCTTCGGAGATGTAGCCGTTGAAATACGTATTTGCTGGTGTAGCTCCTGTAGCCCCAATCCTAAGGTCAACTGTATCTTGAGCGACAGCAGAAGCCGCAGAAAAGGTCTGTTGGGCGGGGACAGCTACTCCATTGATATAAAGGGTAATTGTTTTTGTAGTGGCATTTACTGTAGAAGCCACATGCACCCACTGGTTTAAGGGTAGAGATTGATAGGTTTCATTCTGGGTAAAATTAGAGCCTGAAGCAAAGCCGCCGACTAATACTCCGCTGTTTCTTACAAAGAAAAACCAACCGCCTGAGGTACCTGCGTTATTAAATCTGTTAATTATGTGAGCTGTAGCGCCGGTAGCTGGGTAGCTATTCAAATACACCCACGCTTCACAGGTAAAAGCACTCGTAAACGTAATCCCTGAAGGTGAAGCCTTAGTAGCATACTGTGAAGAAGCGGAAGAAAAAGCCATACATTGGGTAGGGGGAGCTACAGCACGGGTTACAGACATTTTCATGCCAGGGGACAGAGTATTCCGTAGGTCGGCGGCATACTTAACCGTAAATTCCTTGTTGCCGTTGTTTGAATTATAAACAGGGGTGGTGCCGATAGAGTTCCAGCCAGCTGCTCCAGCTCCGGCTCCCGTTGTGACGAAGCTAGAAACCAGATTAGCCCATTCAGTAGTAGGCTTCAATACCACCACATCACCAATAGCATTACCTAAATCTGAATAACCAGGAGCAAAACTGCTAATAGTTATAGTCGTGCCTGAAGCGGTACCGTAAAATACCTGAACTGTTGCTGGGTTCAATAGGCCGTTAGCCTGTAACGTACCCATAGTAGCGATAAACGTACCCGTGGGCCAGTTAGTAGTCCCATTTACGGTTAAGGTAGTAGAGCCTATGGTACGGGCAACTTCAACGGTAGCCCTCTCTGGTTCGCCAATACCGTCACTTGCCGCAAGAGCAGAATAGTTGGGAGTAGCCATAGTCTAATCTTAACTCTTATGCTTGTGTAAGTCTAGCACAAAAAGACACCCCTGAGTAAGAGGTGTCTAATTGTGTTATCTAGCTAAGAACTAGGAGTTAGTAGCGTAGATAAGGCTTAGGTTAGCTACGCGCTGCAACATTGGGATTGTAGCACCACGATCACGGATCTGAACTTCGATACCGTCGAAGCCAGGAACCTGAGTCAAGATGCGGAAATCTTCAGGAGCAACTTTTGGAGTTACATTTATGACAGCTCGCTTGTCAGCAACTATCACATATGTACCAGCCAAGAAGTAAGCGTCAGGCACTTCAACAGTTGTAACACCGTTGTACTTGCCAAGATGACCGTTCTGAGCGTTAGCGAAACCAAGATTAGAACCGGTGTAGTTCGTCTGAGCCCTAAGCGAAGCTACGAAATCATAGGAAACCCATGCAATCATGCTGTTCATGTTAGGATTACCAGCTACACGAGCGGCGTTGACAGCTTGCTGGAACGCCAGGTTAAGACCACTGGTAGGTAGTGCAGCTCGGTTGCCTGCGGTAGTCAGGGTTATAGCGACTTTGTTCGCATAAGGAACAGCAGCCTCGATCTTGCTCAATGAGTATTCGTCATGGGCAGGAATAAAGACTTCGCTAAGTTGCTGAGCAGCCCATTGAGCGCCGAGGCTATCAATAGGAACGTCTTGCTGCTGATTACGTCCGATACGGGTAACCATACCCTCGTCGTAGTCAATAGTGTAGTCGCTGTTATTAGTGTTAGACAGGCCAGGAGTACCCCAAGTAGCCGTCGCGCTAGTGTTATCAGTAGTAACCAAAGTGCCATTAGTGAAGTACAGAGAGCGAACTGTAAGCGCACCAGTCCAGCTGTACCCGTTATCACCGAGATGCTGTGTAACCACGCTAAGTTTCTTTAGCGGAGCTTCCAGCTTATTGGCAGTTCGTATGCCATAAGAAGTAGCCATAAAAATTTTACCTCGAATATTTAATTTTAAACGTAAGCATCGTGCTCACGTTTTAAATATACCAGTTATGGTTTTAAAACTGCAAATATTTTATCTAAAAGTCCCACGAAGGACTGTCCCACTTCTCGTCAACTATAAGTTCAGGCTCTTTTTTCTGGCCTGGAATTGTCATATATGGCGTACCGTCTGCTCTGAATCCCTGCTCAACAGAAGCGTTGACATACCTCCAGGCATCCGCATAGTGCGACTCGCTCTTATGCTCTGGACCCTCATAGTCACCCGTGAACTGGTTAAACTTACGCTTATAGAGAGCAAGTTTACGGATAAACTCAGTAGTAGTTGGCTTATGAATGGTGGTGGTGGGGCTGGCTAGCAGGGCTATAGCCCGCCTGATACCGTCCTCTTTACCCTCTTTACGGAGCAGACTAGCATTAACGATACCGGCGTTACGCCACTTCTGGATACGCGATATAGCCTCAGCGTCATCACGCTTAGCACCGTCATGCGGCAAGAAGTGCCAGCCGTAATTATAGGGCTTAGCCTGTAAGTATTTAATAAGAGCCGCATCCCCGATGTCGTGCGTCTCGTATGCGTCTATAATATTAAGCTGTTTATTCTCATACTGCCAGAACAAGCAGGCCGTAGAGTCGCTAAGCCCAAGGTCATAAGATACATATACCGGCAAAGCAGGCTTATAGGGGAAGTTGCCTATACGCCCTTGATCTCTAGCCTCAGTGATAATATTGCCATAGTAACTGGTGGCGAGTGCCTGGCCCTCATCTAGCAGAAACTCCTGCCGGAACAGGAAGTCGTTGCCATACTCAGTTATATAGTCCTGTCTGACCTGCTCTAATTGAGCATCGGTCATATAAGCATGAGCGTCTACACGCATGGCGTATTGCGTCGGGTCTTTTTCGGCGGCTTCTAACAGCTTGATAAATGTACCGCCTGAGATACCGTCCTGTTTAGGCGTGGATTGAAGGATAATCTGACCGCCATTAGCAGCTATCACCGGACGGAGAATACCGAGTACCCCTACGGGCTGATCTACGAACTCCGGCAGAATAAATAACTTGGTATTCTGTCCACGCAAGGATTCGGGGTTGTTGGTAGAGCCGACAAGGGTAAGCGTAGAGCCGTTTTTAAGTACCATGCTCATATTGTCAGAGGTGGAGTAGAGGCTTGCCACTAACTCTTTAGGCATATGTTCAATAGTCCTAAAGCCATCATTCTCCACACTGTTCCAAAAGGCGTTATAGCCTTGAGTCTTGGTCGGGTAGACTATAACCACCCCCATAGGCTCTTGCACCATACGCTGACAAGCATAAGCGAAACAAGCTATATCTTTTCCGCCTCGGCGGGCGACCTCTAAGACTATGAAACGGTAAAATGGAGCGTTCTTAAGGAACTCAGCTTGCCACGGTCTTGGTCGAAAATGGGCGGGTATCTCCACATCTACTTACCTTTTGGCGTAAAGGTCGTACCTGTGCCTGGGGCGGGGGCTGCTTCTGCCTTAGCTCTGGCAGCAGCCACAGCTTGCTCGTATTCAGATGTAGCAGCAATCTTATCGAAGGAATTAGAGGCAGCCTTAACAGCCAGCTGGCGGTTACGGGCAATCTCATACATAAGAACGTGGAAAGCGTTTATCATGTCTAACGGCTTGCCAGTTTCTTTAGCGATTTGCTCTAGTTTGTGAGGGGTATCCAGTATATCCCTTATCTGAGCCGTTATTTCTGGGTCTAAGCGCCAGCCGTGGTCGTTGATAGCTGCATTTTTGGGTTGTAAATCACCCATATCAATGTAAGCCCTAATCTTCTGTGCTTGCGTAATCGGTATATTAGCTACCGGATGGTTGCCCTTATCATCTTTTTCAAATATCTTTACGAACTTAACTGTCTGCAGATCCATTGTCTTGTCTCCTATGTGTTATCACTTAAGTATTTATCTATCGCACTATCCAGGGGGTCAGGCTTGCCCTGTGCAGCACCAGCTGTGCCGCCTAAGTCACCTCTGTCCTCTTGCTCCTCTTTGATAGCAGCCTCTCTAGCAGCCTTTTCCTCGGCAGCTTTCGCTTCAGCCTGCTGCTGGGCTATTTGGTCTGTAGCGTTCCTGAACGGGCGTAGCGCGGGACCATAGAACTCTAGGGGTGATACCCTGACTTCCTCTACATAAGTGCCGTCGTCGCTCACCTTAAAGGTCTTTTGATAGGCTTCCAGCAAGTCTTTAGCGACATCAGGGAAAGCTTTTAGGATATCACCGTAACGGCGGTCAACTTCATCAGATTCTTCTTTGAAGTTGATATTAAGGTCGGTAAGCTCATCAACGCGCTTCTCGTAAGCTATTATGTTCTCATTGACTATCTGCTGTGCTTCTAAGAGTAGTTGTGAGGCTTCCTCGCGGGTGTATGGTTCAGCGGTTTCAGGGTTGATAACCTGAGTTAGCTGGCTGACGCTGGTAATAGGGGTGCCGTCCTCAAGGGATACCGTCGTATAAGTGCTATCCAGCTTCAAGGCTTCTTTAAGGTCATTACGCACCTGTCCGGCAAAGGTCGTGCGCTGGCTAGTCTCCGCTTCACGAGCCGCCTGTTCTTCGCGCAAAGCAGCCCTGATATCCTCACGGGTTAGAGGCTTGTTATCCTCCTCGGCAGGTTTACTTTCTTCCTGATTATCGGCTGGGGGTTGCTCACCGGTGGGCTCACCTTCGGCTGGCTTATCGGCTTCTTCTTTGGCTTCCTCAGCAGTTTCTTGATTAGCTTCCTCAGCAGCCTTGTCATCTTCCTTAATCTCCTCCTCTTTGCCAAGTAGGGACTCAGCTAGTGAGTTTACATCGAACTCGCTATTTTCGTCGTCCATATAATTGCTTTTCCTTTATACCATCTATGGCGTTATTTATTAATTGTTGCAAACTGGCTAAAAGTTGAACGTACTGGTCACACAACGCCTCACGTTGCTCTGCATTGAACTTAGCGGTATTAAACTGTTTCATACCACTTATGGTATGATATAGGGCAATTTGACCCTCCAGCGCACGGTTGATACGCACAAGCGCCTTTTCATCAGGAGCGTCAATAGAAGGCTTTTCAGTTTCAGGCTGAAAGGGGTCAACCGATGAGACGTAACTAAGCTCGCTGTCATTGTCATCCATAAATTACATGTCCTTATGCTTAAGAGTAGCATAACCACTATGGATGTCAACTACTGCTGTGAAGAAGCTGTAGCTGGTAGTGCTGCTTGGCCTGGAGCCTGGGGCTGGGCGAAACTGGGCGGGCTAGCCATATTGCTGATTTCAGGGGCTGTCTTTTGGATTAGGACCTGTTCAAGCTTATTAGCGTTATCCATAGCCACTGGGTCATTCGGATTGGAAGTCTGGCGTAGTACGGTCAATTCGTCTTGGAGCTGGGCTATATCGTCCTTATTCTCCTGCTTCTTACCCATAGATAGGTCGATATCTACAGTCCAAGTCTGGATAGCGGCATAGAAGTCGTCCCAGTTAAGCGCATACTCGTTCTCTGGGCTTACTGCGCCTGGCTGGATATTGTTGATAATGTCCTTAGCCTGGTCATCAAGGATGATTTTACCCTCACCCTGCTGTTCGCTGATATATAAATCAAGGGCTGTTAGCACATACTGTCTGAGATAGTTTTCAAGGGCGTTCGTGAACTGCGTGGTCTGGCTGTCCTGTACCGCTTGCTGTGCCTGTGCCTGCACGGTATTGACATACGAGCCACCAGAACCGGCAGCGGTAGCTGGGGATACCCCCATAACGCTATCTACCTGACTTTCGGTGTACTGCAACACTTCTTGGAACTGCTGGAGCGTAGAGTTGGAAAGCTCCTTAATGGTTACTGAAGCTTGGGGGTCCAGGGTCTCCCATTTAGCGCCCCGTCGCAAGCGTACAGGGGCTAGATACTGACCCCGTACTTCTATCGGAGCATCTGCATTAAGCAGAAGCATCTTAGCCACGCTCTGAAGGTAGATGTTATTAAAATTAGCGGCTGGGCTGGCTAATCGTACTCGGCTCATGCCAAACGGCGAGACGGGGTTGGGGTCAAGGACTAATGCTGTAACCCTGTTATAACCGAACTTACTGCGAGAAGTAGTGTGTCGCAAAACCTCCTCAGAGTTGGGGCTGAATACGTCTATATCATAATAAGGACCCGTGCTGTAACGGGTGATGAAGTTATACATATTGTTGGAGCTGTTCACCAGCTCGTTGAACTGTGGTACGGAGCTGTCCCTAAGACTATAAGCATAAGCCTGTGGGCCGTCATCATACATCTTTTGCAAAGCTGCTACGTTCCAAGAGGTATTCTTTTTCTTCTTCAGGTTAGCAATCATCTGCTTCAGCTTGCCCTTAGAAATACGAGTACGCACATAGAAATAACCGCTCTTAGCGAAATCAAGCACTCCGCGCTCAATAGCTATGTCTGAATAATGGATAAAGGCCATATCGGTGGTCAAGCGTCCCTGGGTGCTTAGCTGAGCCATGCTAGCCTGCCAGCCGTAAGTAAGCGCACTCTCGGCTATAAGCTGGACAGTCGCCAAAATACCCACACCGGACTGGTCCTGGTTTAGGATCTCACGCCTTACGATATACTCACATATTGCGCTCTTAATACTCTGGCGCGTACCGTTTACCGGTACTCCGAATGTTGGGATCTGCTGTATGCTGGCGCGAGGTAATTGTTTAACGTCATTGCCTAAGCGGGTATCGCCCACTCTCGGAGCGTTCTTAACATTATTCATAGCCACCCCGCCTACGAGGTTAGCCAGAATCATATAATCAATAGTGAAATTGTAGCGCCACTGGGAGTCTAATAGCCATTCATCTATCAGGTCGGTTGCATCTGTACTTTTTGCGTCAGGTTCGGTTGTTTTTTTAGTTGCCATAAGCTTTATTGTATCACCTTTACTGTACGTCTGCCTTTACGCCTATCGAAACGCCTTCGTAAGATACGCTTCTTAGGGTGGCAGCACAGAAATTAAGAGGGTCTGACGAGAAACTCCACTGGTTTTCATTCACTACCTCGTTGACTGGAATTAACGGTCTGTAGTTGGCCGGAATCTGAGGGATAGTAGAGGTACTGAAAGGCGCGTTATCCCCCCACGCTAGTAACGCTTCTTCGGCTGGCAAGAATTGGTAAGGATAGTCAGTCCAGCTGCCATCATAGCTAATAACGGCTGGCGTACCAGTAACAGTCTTAGTCCGAGTTTTATAATTTATCGCACCGCTTGGAGAGGCTGTCCCGTAAGTAACGCTTACGGTTATGTTGCCTAGCACCCCGACCAGATAGAATACCGTCTGTACCAGAGCCAGGTAGCTGCTGTGGTCTTGATTAGTACCAGACAGAGGACCTGTCGCACCGAAAACGAAAGGATGAGGTATACCGTTAGAATCTTCATCCTGGGCTACATAGCCCTGCTCCAGCTTAAAAATATGGTTATCCTGGCAAACATATGTGAAAACATTATTGTTCGGAGGCGAAACTAACCCTATCCATTGATTTTTAATATTCCAAGGATACCAGCGCGGGTTATTGGGGTCAGTAACGTCATATACCAGAATGATATTGTTATAGGTAAATCCATTAACCGCGCACGAGAAGTACATTTTATCATCAATGCCACACGCTACTATATTAGGCAGCTGGTCGGCTCGGATACTCTGCCATAAGTTAGCAATAGGGACGGATACGTTATTAACGGACAAGATATTAAGGGTAGTAGGTCGGGTAGTAAGCTCCATGACAGCGCTGTTAGTCGGAAAGTAAAGCGAGTTGTTATAAGCGAAGGCTCCATAAGGGCTAGAGCCAGCCGGTACGTTGCGCCCCTGGTCGGTAGCGCCCCAGACAACAAACGAATAGCTGCCATAATTAACCGTCGACTGCTCGATTACCGCCTGCTTGGATGTGCCTCGGCTGTTGGAATATAGCATAGTAATGCTCGGTATGCCCTGGGAGTTGCGGAAGGATATAAGGTTGGTTGGAAAATGGTTGGTTCCTCTATTCATACGCAGTCTGTAACCACCATTGTTAGGGGTAAAGTCAAAGGCATTTCCTGGGTCTCCACCGATTCTTAGGGAGTATTCATCTCCGGTAATACCCCATAGGTATACCCGTCCGTCTATTTCGGTGCCGTAAGTAGCTGCAAAACCCTCAGTAGAGTTATCGTTAGGTGCAGTACCGTGATCGAGCTGAGGCTGTAACGTCCCGTTGTCATTAAATACCGTACTGTTAATATCCAAGCCCTGTGCCAATAGCACCATGTTATCATTGGTAACCGAACCCGAACTAGAGCCGGTAGAAACGTATAGGTTCCAGCTGGTCGCGCCTGCTGGCGTGGCGTTATTGCGGGTTATAGTTAATCCATAAGCGTTAGCGCCAGTCCAGTCCGTCCTCGCAATGGACACCCACCCCGTCAAAATAGGGCTGTTCATAGTCTCGCCAATATCGCCGTTAAAAGTTATTGAGTAATAGACAGGATAGGGGGTGCTACCTCCTGAAGAAGTCGCATAGGTCAGCCCTGAGCCAAATGCTGCTGCGGTAGGCGCATTCGTAGGGTTAGGAATAGAGGTAAAGGTTTTTACCGTCATGGTTGTAAGATCAACGTACATACTGTTATCGGTGCCGTTAGCCATATACAGCTTGTCCTCACAATGGATAAACTGATACCTAAGATGCCTGGTAACGGAGTAAGTTCCAGCACAAGTCGTCCAGGCTGTATCACCGTCTTGGCAGTACTTAATCTTGCCATTATCGCAGATAAAATAATAAATCTGAGTGTAGTTGTATATCGCAGGATATACCTGATAAGCCGTGTCTACGGTATCGGGGAGCCAGCGCTTAAGCCCTGGTCGAAAGGTTAAAAGCCCCTGCGTGGTTACCGAGACATTAGTCCCTGAGCTGAAAGTGTTAGAGGCGGCGTTCTCCGGCAGGCGGGTATCTAACCCCCCGTTGAAACTAATCGCGGGGTCCGGCGAAATCACATTGCCGTATATTGAACCCTTAGCCATTGAGGTAATTCCCGCCGACAAAACTTAGGTCATCAGGCATAGATTCATCATCCATAGAAGAACCGCCGTTATCCTTAATGGCATCTGCCAAGAGAGTGTTATAGCGAGTTTCTATGAGAGTGGCTAGACCTCCACGAACTAGGTCAGGAGGCAAGTTATCCTTAGCTACGCCCAAAACCATAATCTTAGGGGGAGTTACTATCTGTAAAAGAGTGCTGTCGGTCAACGACAGCTGAGGCATCCACGCCATAGTATCAGCCACTAATGTACCACCAACTTCATAATCATAAGGGACGCGGGATAGAGTCAGCACCCCATTATCAACCATAGCGTACTGAGGGTTGTATGGATATGCCCCTCCTGGCATATATGGAGAAGGAGAGCTTTGATAGCCACTGGTATAGCCTTCCCCTTGAATCTGGTCTGGGTCTACTAATGTCCAAGTAGATACGATTACACCAGATTGCTGGATAGTAAGCTGGCGCTGGGGATGATAGATAGGCTTCCTTATGTTAGTAGCTAGTGTATAAGTAGTGGTATTAGCTGCGACTGTGCCAAGCGCATTATTGTTGGTACGCAGGTACTTCCAATCAGCCTTAAGCTCCAGTTCCGAAGCAAACATATTAGCCCAAGTAACAGTATCGTTTAAGAAGCTAGTAAGGTCAGAACCCGTGACATCGTTAGTGATGCCATGCGTCTGTAAATAAACCGCCTGGGCGAAAGATGTTACGTCTGCTAGGGCTGGTCCTGGGTACATGTTGCTCATAACATAACCATTATACCTTTATTTTACACCTTTTACGGCAGTTATCTTACGGGCAAATGGATTTCCGTTCACGGAAGTCGAAGCTTGGAATGATGCCAGAGTAGGAGTCTTGTATGAATCCGCGCCAGCCGTCAAGCCAGTAGCCGCTTTAGGCATCAGCACCGAGTTACCGCTGCTAGGAATACCCAGCGCACGGAATGCTGCGGCTGGAGACGTAGAGCCAGAACTAGAGCCAGAGCTAATCGTAGTGCCACCAGGGGCTAGAGTCACTTTGCCGCCTTCGTAGAGAGCTAAAGCACCCTGATAGTCTTTAGTCTGCTGGGCTGCCGCCGTCGGAGATAGGCCAGCTGCAAGGCCAGCAGCATAGTCGGCTGGTTTTTCATATTGAGAAACGATAGCAGCAAGCGCATCTGGCCCCCTTAGTCCCTTCGTGGCAGCTGCTATGTTCTTGACAGCCTCCTCTATACCGGCAGGTGATTCAGCGTAAGCCTGGGCTGCGGCTGAGTTCGGGAAACGTCCGGCTAACACACCACCAGCGTCGTTCATTTGGAACGGGCCGAAAGCATGCCCCCCATCTCCAACCGCTCCATTCAACCCCTCTTGAGCAGCTACGGCTAGTAAAGCGTTGACATCCACGCCATACTTAGCGCCTGACTGCTGGATAGCTTTGATATAACCTGATGCTTTGGGGTTATCGCGAGTATCGAACGTCATATCATAAGACGGTGCGCCCTTTGGCTTGGTGAATTGACCCCAGTTCTGGTACTTGATAGCTTCTTGGTTTGCCTTAACAGCTTTATCAACTAGAGCGTTACGCTGGGAGTCGGTAAGTGTGGCGTGTTGCAATTGCCAGCTGATATTGCCAGATAAGTCCTGTGAACCCTTTAGGAAACCCCCGACATCTTTTAAGCTCTTGGCATCAGTCATAGCTTGGTCGGCATTTTTATAGTCGTAGTCCTTCTGTTGCATAACATTAGGAGAGTTAGGGTTAGAGGTCTTTTCAAAGTGGAATCCGTCTATGCTTTGGCTATTCTGGCCTGACTTGATGAAATTAGCTTTATCCACAGCTTCCTGAGCACTATAGGTAGCTCCTGGAGCACCAGTATTTAGTTTGCCAGCCAGCTGTTTATTACCATTAGTGATTAGTTGCTCTTGGATATTCTTAGCAGTAGGTGACTTGAACTGGCTAGTAACCTGAGTAGCTGCTTGGGTGTAGGCTTTTTGGTCTGATGGGGATAATTGAGAATAGTCATGTACCTGACCTAAATTAGTAATGCCTACCTGCTTTAAGTCGCCAGCAGCTTTAATCTGAGCCTGCTGAGCAGACTGAGACTGGGCATTAAATTGAGCTTGCCCAGCGGTGCTGAACTTACCTTTCGAGCCTTCTGCGTTTAAGAGGTTGTCATACGCCTTGCTACTTTGCTCACCAGTGAAATCTTTAGGAAAGGCTATTGTAGAGCCGTTCCTAGCCCCATTGACGTTAAGGAAAGATAGCGGGCCGTTAGGACTCGTAGCCATATCGCCTTTGATATGCGGCGTATATACACCGAAAGTGTTAAGCCCTTTTTCTGCTGCTGAGTGACCATTGTTATTAACCAGATTAGTCACGGGTGACATACCTAGTATATTGCTGACTCGCGCACCCGTAGTCTTGAGTTTATCTCCATAATTATTAACCCCTAAAACCTGTTCAGCTACTTGCGAAGCTAGTGGGTTGATGTGATTAACGACTGGGTTTACGGAATTTCTGAACTGACCATGAATCAAAGCATTTCCACTTTTAAGATAATCGCTGACAATACCTACCACGCCAGGAGGGTGTATATAAGACCCCTTATTGCCCGTAGCGGCCTGTAACCCTTTATCTGCCCCGTATGTTGCTGCGCCTGCCGCTACAGCTCGCATAAGTGGTCCAGGGTTCCCTTTTCCTGCCTCGGTGAATAATTGAAGTG